CAGAAGGTGAATGCGTTGCGTGCGGTCGTTACGAAGCAGAACAAGCTTCGAGAGGTGGCTGGCATTCAAGACATAGACGCGTTTCAAGAACACGAGGCGGCGACGGCGCTGTATCTGCGATGAATGCGCGGGCCAAGTATTTGATGGACAATTTCAAGCTACTGGTTGGGGAGTGGCAGAAGATTTGGGACTACCAGGGCGGGCTCTGCGCGATTTGCGGGCACCCATTGAAGAAGGCCAACACGGATCACGATCACAAGGACGGCTTGGTTCGCGGGCTTCTGTGTGTACGTTGTAATCGCGCCCTGGGTCGGTTTGGGGATAGTCTCCTTTTGATACTCGCCGCCGCGAAATATCTCACGAACCCGCCAGCGGTGGCCGCCCTGGGCGGTGCACACTACGGATATCCCGGTCGAATCGGGACCAAGAAGCACCGTAAGCTTTTAAGAAAGCTGAAAAAAGAGCTTGACACCGCGAAAAAGTTGGTGTAGTATCAATCTATGATTTACTACGATCCTCAAGCAAGCGAGTTGTTGAAACAGAAGTGGATGCCCCAGGCTTACGTGGTTCTGAATCTGACGAACGGAAAAGTCTATAACGGTATTGTCATAAATGTGGGGTGTACTTGGGAGAAGCGTACCGACAAAGAGTTGAATCAAACCGGAACGCCTAACAAACATTTTCTAAGAGCGATTCAGAAGGTCGGCCGCCGAAAGTTTCATCGATATCTGTTTGCGGTTGCGGACACGGTTGAAGAGATTAGAGAGGTTGAGAAGCAGCAGATTTTAGATACGTGGTCTCATCTGCCGGAGTTCGGATATAACAAGACGATGGGCGGAGAGGGATGCGTGTCAACAGATGAGATCAACAAGAAGCGATCGGACACCGCGAAACGAAAAATGAACGATCCGAGCGATCCATGGTTAGCGAATTTGAAGAAAGCATTCGCGGCTTTTCAGAAGCACCGAAGAGAAACAATAGGGTATATTATTGTTGATTGGATGAGGCAGCGAAGTGAGTCTTTTGCTTCGCGATCGAGAGCCGCTCGAGTTGGTGAGAGGATGTCCAGAGTTCCTTTGTGGGTATTCAATAAAGTGGAGGTAGACAGGATTTGTGACAGATCACGAGATCCTGAATTTTGTCAAAAAGTCGTTGAGTTATACTGGCGGCAAGGATTGTCAAACGGTCAAATAATGAAAGAAACGGGTCAATCTCGAAACAGAGTAAATGGTCAAATATCTAGTATTTGCCTGATGTCAAAGGGTTTACGTGCGGATCATAGCGGACCACTTAAGCGCGCCGTAACCCCTTCGGTTTGTGGAGAGCAAAAATGAGTACTTCACCAAATCCAGTTTCGCCGCAGACGTCACTTCTCGGGATGATAGAGCCCTCTTGGCTCCATAAATATGCTGCTTTCATCAAGGTGCATGAAAAGCTTCTGATCGTCGCCGGGTGCTTGGTTGCGGGGTTTTATTTCTACTCTAAGGGCATCGACTACCTGGATCGCCGTGATGCGCGGCAAGCAACCGCGGCCCAGCAAGTGGTTAACACCGATGCAGTTACGAATCAACAGCTTGTGGGTCAACTGGCCCAGCTTCGCGCGCAAGTGGCGATTGACACGGCGCAGCAAATTGCGAAGATCAAGGTGGCTCAAGCCGCTGCCGCCGCTCATCAAGCGATCGACCAGAATCTTCCATTGCCCGATCTGGCGAGCCGCTGGGCCTATCTAGCGAATCTTCAGCCAGGGGATATCACACCGACGGCCGATAACAAATTGCTCTTGACAGACGCCGGGGCCCGTGCTACAGTGAAGCAGTTAGAGAACCTTCCGGCTCTAACCGAAACGATCGTGCAGACGGATGCGGAGTTGGCTGGATGCAATCAAGTTTCCGGAAAGAAAGATGAAGTGATTGCGGGGCTGAACAAGCAGATCGCAGACACCGCGGCAGCGAGGAAAGTAGATGCCAAGGCAGCGAAAGCAGCGCAGCGAAAGTCGTGGCTCAACGGATTCAAGTGGGGTTTCGTTGGTGGATTCGTTAGTGGAGTTTTTGTTGGCCACGCGATTTAAAGAAAAGGGGTTTTGATGAATGTTCTTGATCGTTTGTTGAGAATTCTGAAAGAAGCGCCGAACGACGAAGTTTACTCGAGGCGCGAACTTCTCAGTAAACTGGGTTTTAGCATGCGTTCGGGATCCTTCGATTATGCAATGGGTTCGATCGGTCCAGAGTTCCAGATGGAGAAAGTACACAATCACCATCGCATTAAGTTTTATGGAAATCCTGTTGTCATTCAAGCTTTGCGAGAAAAGGAGAAGTATGAAAATTGATGAACTGTTAATTTACAAGCCACAGCGGGGATCCACCGATAGCAAGATTATCTTTCTTGATATCGAAACCGCTCCATCGCTTGGCTATGTTTGGGGGAAGTGGGAACAGAACGTTATTGATTTTCTGCAAAACGGATACCTCTTGTCATACTCGCTAAAGAAGGCGGGCAAGAAAGGTGCGAAAACTCGCGGACTTCCGGACTATCCTAAGTGGGCAGAAAGTAAAACCGATGACAGCGATTTGCTGGTAGAATTGTGGCACGACTTGGATGAGGCGGATATCGTCGTGGCCCACAACGGCGACAAGTTTGACTTGGCTACAATTAACACGCGGTTCGTCGCTCTTGGACTGCGGCCCCCGAAGCCTTATCAAACGGTTGATACCTTGAAGATTGCGCGGCACAAGTTTAACTTTAAGTCTAACAAGCTTGATGATCTTTGTCGTGATCTCGGCATCGGGCGCAAGATGCCCCACACAGGTGCGCATCTTTGGCTGACGTGTATGGCTGGAGACATGAAGTCCTGGTCGTTGATGAAGCGCTACAATCGGCGCGATATCTTCTTGCTCGAGGAACTGTATTACAAGTTTCTTCCGTGGCACACAACGCATCCGAACGTCAACTTCGGGGGCATCGAACACTGCCTGCGCTGCGGCTCGGCCAACGTCAAGCAAGACGGTTGCCGTTTTACGAATCTGCGAAAGAAAGATCGTATTCATTGTTTGGATTGCGGATCGTGGTTTGAGGGTTCCGCAAGGAAGGTCTAAATGATTATAATTGGCCTAGGTAATAAAGCGAGGAACGGGAAAGATACCGCAGCCACTGGCATCCAAGAATTTTGTGTTGATCACAGCACCCCTTGTAAGCGTGTTGGTTTCGCGGACGCGTTGAAAAGGGAAGTCAATGATGCTTTGACGCGGCACGGAGGCGATATTGAGATGCTGTTGGCATACGGTCCGGAGCCAGGAGTGCCGTTTCCCGATTATGTCAAAGCGGATCCAAATCCAGACATGTCAGATCCGATGATGCCGCTCGGAAAGCATTCGTTGCTTTTGCAGTGGTGGGGAACAGAGTATCGGCGTCGGTGGCGTCCGAACTATTGGATCGAGCAGTTTAAACGATCAATCGATGAATCTGTTGGCGTGATAGTTGTCCCGGATATGCGATTCACCAACGAGGCGATCGCAATTACAGAGCTCGGCGGCGCGACTGTCAACGTCCGTCGGCTGAACGAAGATGGTACGCAGTATTTAGACAAGAGTCGACCCGCCGGCCACCAGTCTGAGATTGAACTGGATGGTTGGAACTACGACTATCGCGTCATCGCGAAGTCCGGGCAGATGTCATTGGTCAAGGCCTATGCAGTTGAAATTCTAAAGCACCAGATGCGTCTGGTGCGGAAGTGGGAAAATTGAAAACCAACATCGGAAAGATGACAGTCTATCTTGCCGGCGCCATACGCGGTCCTGAGGATTACATTTGGCGAAAGCAGTTCGTCGAGGAATACAAGGATGAGCTCTTATTCAGAATTCCATCCGATCTAGTTACGCTTGATATATCAAAGCTTCGCAAGTTCGGGTCGGCTGCCTACATGACATATCGGACGGATCTAGATCTGATTGATCGGTCGGATATTGTTGTCGCGAATCTTCTGCCAATGGCAAGTGGGTATCCCTCGATGGGTACTATGTTTGAGATTGGGTACTCGCGCGCGAAGGGGAAGTTGATTTTCATTATTGCAGACGCCAAGCGAAAAGAGCATCCATTTGTTGCGTTCGGTGGTGACGGCGTATATTCAGGTTTTGAAGAGCTCGGTGTATTTTTTCATAAGTATCTGGGAGTTTTAAGAGGTGGCTGTCCTGTATTTGATCAAATTTAGGTAACTCGATTTGTAATCGAATGAAAAGTGTTTTATCTCAACAAGATTTTTTGAAGCAAGTTGAGAAAATAAGCAAAAAGCAAAAGGAGAACTACTTTGGGAATTGACGATAAAGTAACGAGGATAATTAAGTGCGACGGACCCGATTGCCCCAACGAGGTGTCATTCGATCCGCGCGATCAGAAGGCGATCAGCGAGTTGCCAGCGTGGCTGCGGACGACTCGTACGATCACTCTGGGAAACAATGCTCGGTTTTCGTATTGCTCCGATGTGTGTGAAGTTAAGGGCGCTACGACGGGCAATCATAACGTCCCGGAACCGAAGCAGATTCAGGAAGCGGGCTCTGTTGATTTGCAGCGCGCGATCGCTGAGAAGCAGATCGCCGATGCGATGAAGACGAAAGAAACAAAAGTAACTTTGGAGTAATCGATGCAGACCCTGGTGATTGTTCGAGGACTTCTCAAGCGGCCCGACGGACCCAATCTAACGAAAGGGCAAGCGTTTCTCGTTGAGCACCCGACTGAAGAGGTGCTTGGGGAGAGGATGCAAGCTGTCTTAGGAGAAGTCCTCACGTATCAAGGGTTAACAATAGTTGCAGACGAGAACAAGCCAAAGAGTCTTGATAATCTAGAATTTTGGCCGATGCACAATTTCCGTCGAATATGGTTGGAGCGGAAAGACCTCATTCGGCCATACGTTGAAGAAAAAGGACCAGCTCAATGAGTAACTTCTACGTGGTCGGAGAGATCAGTCCCGCAATGGCCACCTCGTTCTTTAGGGGAGCAGCCGGTCGGTTTATCACAGATGTTGTGATATCTTCGCATGGTGGAGACACCGGTTTGACCTACGGGATGTTCGATGTGATCAAGCACCAGGAGATCAACACGCATGTGGTGGGGCTTGCCCAGTCGGCTGCGGCTGTACTGCTCCAGGCTGGCAAGTGGCGAACCATGACCAACAGCAGCTTGCTGCTGTTCCATCGTGCAGAAGAAGGCGTTTCTGATCAGGAGTTTCGGTTGTTTACCCAGCTTGTTGAAATGGCTGCGCAGCGCGCTGGGCTTCCGTTCATAGAAGCGATCGGGATGTTTGACGATAAGTTTATCAATGCGAATCGGGCCCTGGAGTTGGGCCTGATCGATGAAATTGCGGAAGATGCAAAAGTCATGAGGTGGATAGATGGGGAAAGTGATCGAGATAGACAGTCAGAAAAACCTCCCGAGCAGCCATGTGCGCTGCTGCGGGAAGGAAGTACCGGCGAATCTGAAACCCGATCGTAAGACGCAGCTTGACGACGCAACGTCAGCATTCTATTTTTCGCGGCTGCCAAGGGAAGAGCGTATTGCCAAGACTCTTCAATGGGCCTGTTTAGGGGGAATGACACTTCTTGAGTCTGCGCAGGCTTTACTTCCTTTCAGAGATTGGTCTGATTTGATGGAAGTTGCTACAAGAATTGCTCCATATGCAGTTAAAGATTTTGCGGTGCGTCCAGGGAAACTGTAGTGGCACGCCGAAGAGTTACCAGAGACAAAGACGAAATTGAATATCGTCTTCTGGAGTTGGTTCGTCACGCGCGTGCGTGGGGTCCAGAGGAAATCAAAGCACGGCTTTTTGCGATTCTTATGCTCGCGAAGATGTGGGGCGTTGATTTGTCCAACGCTCTTATTGACAGCGCTTTAGAGAATCTCAAGGTGCCGCGAGTTACGCTTCGGGGATCATATCCTACAAAAGAAAAGACACCCGAAGAAGTGGTGCCAGTTCCTGAGAAAAAAGACTTGACACCGAAACTAGAAGGTGGTATTCTCGCAGAGATGGGATACGGAGAAGAAGATGGCGACCAAAAAGATTAAGTATATCCCGATGGAAGACACGTTGAATATTGCGGAGGGGTTTCCTCCCCAATGGCGTGTCGAGGCTCTTGACACCGATACCGGGGGCGTGTATATCGCTATCTTTGACGGCCCGGGAGCGCAGTTGAGAGCTGTTGAGTACGCCGCATTCAAGAATGGTGCAATGCCTGCGGTCGTTCCCGGTCTTGAAAAGCCGGCGGCAAGTCTTCGCATAAAAATCAAAGACGGCACCGAGACGACTTTGTATTTCAGCGGGATTTACTGGACCCAAGACATAAAGCGGAGAACAGTTACCGCTCACGAAAAGCGTTCGATCGTTCCGGTCGACGAAGAGTTGATGGATTCACTAGGAGCATAATCATGTTAATAGCCGCTTTTGACCTGGAGACAACCGGGCTGGACCGCAACCAGGATCGCGTCACCGAAGTGGGCGCCATTCTGTACAGTACTACCCGTAAGCATCCGTTGATGAGCGAGGGGTATCTGGTCGACAATGAGATCAAGATTCCCAAGAACATCACCGACCTTACCGGTATCAGTACCGGCATGGTGGAAAAGTTCGGGCTTACTTCGTCCGACGCCTTGGCGCGGTTGCAGAACATTTTTGATCTCGCGGAGACGATCGCGGGCAAGAACATTCGGGACTTCGATCTTCCGTTCTACAAGAACTGGTGCCTGCGCGAGAAGGTTGATCCGATTGAGAAGCCGGTGATCGATATTGAAACTGATCTCCCGGGTGCGCAACAGAATAGGCTGTCGTACATGATGGCCGATCATGGGAAGCTGAATCCATTTCCACACCAGGCGCTGTGCGATGCCTTGTCAGTGTTGTGCTTGATCGAGGAGTACCCGCTGGACAAGGTTATGGAGCGCGCGCTGTCTCCGCGGATGGCCCTGCAAGCGATAGTGACATTCGATACGAACTACAAAGCCAAGGACGCCAAGTATCGGTGGGATCCAAATACGAAGGTGTGGTATAAAAATTTGAAGGAGCAGGACGTGGAAGCCGAGACGAAGGCTGTGCCTTTTGATGTCAAGCGCATCCCATACGTCGAACAACATTGAGTTTCGGGCACAAGCCTGAATGCAAAGACAAAATGAAAAAGGAGCAATGCTTATGCTAGTCTCAGGAAGCAACAAAGTCTACGAGCAACCGAAGGGTGGTTTGTATGAAGGCGTTCTCGCAGACGTGATCGACCTCGGGATGGTCCAAGGGATGTATGGAATCAAGCCTCGGACGCGTCTTATTTGGATTCTCAACGCGACGGATTCGGAAGGAAACTTCTTCCGTGTGCAGAAATCCTACAACGCAGTTCTTCACGAGAAGTCAAACTTGTATGCCGATGTTCGGGATATGCTTGGTGCAGCCCCGTCCATTCCGTACGAATTGGACCTTCTCATTGGCAAGAATTTTCAACTGGTGATCGTGCCTGCGACCAAGAAAGACGGCACACCGTGTGTCAACGTCAAGGCAATTCTGGCCCCCAAGTCTGGCCAGAACTTCCAGATTCCTGCCGACTTTGTTCGGAATAAGGATCGACAGAATCAACCCCCACAGCAAAATTCAGTAGCCCCTCGTCCAGCAACCACCGCCCCCGCGAAGTCCGCGGCGCCGGCACAAGCACCAGCGGCACCGCCCGTGGAAACAGCTGATGAGGATTTACCCTTTTGATTAAGACTTGTTTTAAGTGTAATGTTCCTAAGCCGATCGAAGATTTCTACGAGCACCGTGGTATGTCTGACGGTCGGCTTGGGAAGTGTATTGAGTGTTGCAAGAAAGAAGCAAACAAAAGACGCAGCGAAAAACTCAAAGAGATTCAGGAATATGACCGTAGACGATCGAGTTTACCTCACCGCATCGCGTTACGAGTGAAGTATTTCAAAGATCATCAATTCGGTAAAGAGAGGAGAGCACGACAGGCTGTAGCAAATGCCGTTAGAGATAGGCGGTTGGTGAAGACACCTTGTGTTGTTTGTGGGGCAGAAAAAGTTGAATCACATCACGAAGATTATGACAAACCGTTAGAGGTGATTTGGCTCTGCAAAAAGCACCACGTAGAGGCAGATAGAATTCGGAGAGAAAATGTCCTTTAAGGATTTAGCTTTACCTCTCGCAATGAGGGGTATCCGGGTAGCAAGACTCCACCCCCGGAGTAAGATCCCCATGGAGAAAAATTTTCAGAATCTCGCTACAACTGATGTTGATAAGATTTTGGCGTGGGATTCGGAGACGCCCGGGGCAAACTGTGCGTGTATAGCAAAACCTGACGGCGTTTGTTTCTTTGAGTCGGATGTTCCTGGCACCATGGAACGGTATGAAAAGGAAACCGGCACGTCGGTAAAAACGTTTACTGTGCAATCTCGACCCGGTCGGTTGCACTATTACTTTTTACAAACGGACGAAACAAGAGAGTGTGGAAATATTATTCAGTCTTCGAAAGGTGGTGCGACTGGTCTTCCTTTCGGATCATTTCGTCAGGCTAACGAATTTGTGGTGGCGCCCGGATCTACTCATCCGGATACCGGTCTTAAGTACGAAATTTTTGACTCTTCTCCGATTATCTCCGCTCCCAATGGGTTCGCGGGTTGGCTGTCTGCTCAACGATCTAAACCACCCGCAGCGAATCCTGAAACAACTGAAATAGGGCCGATTCTTGAGGGTGGTCGTGACAACACGTTGACATCGATCGGTGGAAAGCTGCGGCATGCGGGATTGGACTACGCGGAAATTGAAGCCGCGCTGCTGCGCATCAACGAAGAGCGTTGCAAGCCGCCCATGACCGTTGACGACGTGAAGCGCATTGCGCGCAGCGTGTCAAGGTATCCAAAAGATGATTTGAGTCCCACCGTGTTGATTGGTGGTGTTCCTGCCGGCCAGACAGTGGTGGCATCGTATGCACAAGCAAACGTCGAACAAGCACAGGTTGCGATTGAGACAGTTTCAGCCGCAGAGGCCGAAGGCCAGGAAGTTCGTGAAGAAGAGTTCGAGTATCCGTACTGGTGTTGGAACGGAACGTTGTATGAAGACTTCGCTGCGTTGTGCGGAGAGAACAACGTGGTTCCGAAAGAGTACATGATCGAGTCAATCAAGACAGTCATGGGGGCGATATGCGGCCACAGGATTTATCCATTCAAAACGCCAAGCCAAGAATCAAGATTTTACACGGTGTTAATCGGGCCTGGAGGTACAGGGAAAACATCCGCCGCGCGCTGGGCTCGCGACCTGTTTATTGGAACGGGCTTGTTGTACGAACTGAGTCAGAACGGCGCGTACTCGAACATTGGCTGCGCGCAGGGGTCCTTTGCATCAAGTTCCGGTTTGATCAAGAATGGTTTTTCGAGGCATTCCCGTATTCTTCAATTCTACGACGAAGCGACGACGATGATCGAGAAGTTTGGTATCACCGGCTCTGGAGATTCTTTTCTCGACGCGCAGAATCAGCTTTACGAGGCTGGCGCGATGCCGCAATTGACCACGAAAGAGCACAAGGACGAGAGCCCGCTGCGAGCCGGCCAACTGGTCCACAATAGTATTCTGTCCTGCACCACGAAAGAAAAGTGGGCGTCTTCATTCGTGAAGACCAATTCCGAAAGTAGCGGATTCTTTCAGCGGTTGAATGTCATTACCAACGACTCGGAAGACACGGTCGCCAATTTCATGGATCCAGACCTCACGGCATTGCGTGATAGCTTCGTGAAGAAGATTCAGCCTTTGGAGTATCAGAATGTCGTGGTGATGAAATTACCCGAAGCTTCGGATATGCTTGAGAAGTGGTACAAAGAAAAGCGCGCAGAGTTTAGAGAGATGCCGACAGACGTTACCGGCCGAATTCAAGTTCTCGTGCAGCGCAACGCATCACATTTGGCGTGGCTTATGGCTGGAGACACCATTCCCGATCCTGATAAGGCGAACGAGCCCATCGAAGTGGTTTGTGACGAAGACATCATGTCACGCGCTATCGCTCTAGCAGAGTATCAGATTGGCGCCCGCCACGCGCACCAGCCAGCCCCCGGGAAGAACGACTGGGCCATCGTCGAGAACATGATTAAGATCACGATCAAACGGAAGGGCGCTATGCAGCGCAGCAAGCTACATCGTGAGATTCGCGCCGACAAATATGGAATCAACGCCTTTGATAAGGCAATCACTAACCTGGTGCAGGAAGGCATCGTGAAGATCGCGCAGAAAGAAGGCGAGACGAAGAGAGGAAGAAAAGCGCAGATTATTGTCTGGGTCAATGATTAATATGAAGAAACGGGCGTGGAATTGTAAACATATCGATAAACCAAATTACTCGTTGGGTCGGTGTGTTCGTTGTGGATCTAAGAACTACAGAGATCGACTGAAGAAAAAACTTGGAGTATCGGGTTATAAGGCGTGGTGTTTTGTCCAGAGTCTTTTGTCAAGATATCATTTGGCCATTGATCGCTACAACGAAATGTTGAAGAAGCAGGAAAACAAGTGTATTTGTGGTCGTATGTTCGGACTAAAGAGGAGAGATCGTCCGCAAATAGATCACGATCATGCGTGTTGCGATCGAATTGGGTTCTCGTGTGGAAAATGTATACGCGGACTATTGTGTTTTCGATGTAATGCAACTCTTGGCTTTTTTGAGAAAGAGTCGCATTTGCTTCCGGATCATTTGAAGCTATATTTGAAACGATATGCAGATGAAAGAGGGAACAGTTGAAAAGTAAACTGCACGTCGATTATGAATCCCGTTCGCCCCTTGCTTTGGAAGACGTGGGCGTCGATGCTTATTTTTCCCACCCAAAAACTAAAATCATTCTTATGGCGTATGCTTTCGACGACGGTCCTGTTCTTGTGTGGGAACCGGACAAAGGACCTTTTCCTCAAGAAGCCAAGGATGCTTTCGTTAACCCAGACGTAATGAAATGTGCGTGGAACGTTAGCTTTGAGCGTACCGGCACAGAGAAGAAACTTGGGATATTCGTTCCGTTCGAACAGTGGGAAGATCCGTCTGTTGGCGCTCGCTATTTGTCGATGCCCGGGAAATTAGATAGCGTTGGCGAGATCATGGGTATGCCTCCCCACCTAAGGAAGTTAGAAGCCGTAGGCGCGCCATTGCGGCATCTGTTTGGTGAACCGCGGCCGATCAAAAAGAAAAAAGAAGCTTCGGACATAAACTCTCTTTTCGATGTGTCTCCTATAGCTGGTCGAGAAGTGGAATACATGTTTGCAGATGCAGTTTCCCATCCGAAAGAGTGGGAACAGTTCGTTGAGTATTGTCGCCAGGACGTGGTCGCGGAACGGGCAATCGGTCGTATCGTCGATAAGTTCCCGCTCACTGGCAACGAAACGAAGATGTGGCATCTTGATCAGAAGATCAATTACGTCGGCATCATGGCTGACAAGGCATTCGCGACGAATTGTTTTGAGTTGGCGGCACGAGATAAGAAGTACTACGGCGACCTTCTGAAAGAGATTACGCACCTGGAGAATCCAAACTCGAATCCTCAGATGATGCGGTGGGTTCAGGCGCGCGGCTATCCGTTCAACTCTCTACGCAAAGAGCCTGTCAACGCCGCACTTACGGACCCCGAAGTTCGGTTGACGGAAGAGTGCCGCGACGTTCTCGGGAAACTGAAGTACTCCAAGAAGACTTCGTACACAAAGCTGGAGGCCATCACTCTAGCACTGGGCCCGGACATGCGGCTGCGCGATCAGTTTCTGTTTCTCGGTTCTCCGCGTGCGGGCCGGTGGGCCGGCCGCAACGTGCAGTTGCAGAACATGGCGCGGCCAATCAAGGCTCTCGAAAAGAAAGGCGCGCTTGAAGCTGCGATGGAGTTGATCCGCCGGATGGACTATCAGGGAATTCGTGATAGGTTTCCGAAGGATCCTGTCATTGATGTTATGACGTCTTGTATTCGGTCGGCATTCATCGCTGCTCCAGGACACAGGCTGGACGTAGGAGACTTGAACGCGATTGAAAACCGGGTGCTCGGGTGGTTGGCAGACGAGCAGAAGATTCTTGATGTGTTCCGTAGAGGGCGTTGTCCGTATCTCGCCTTCGCTGCGATGATGTACAACATCCCATATGAGGTCCTCAAATCCGCGTATGACAAGGGAGACGAAGACGCAAAAGAGAAGAGACAGGTCGCGAAGCCTGCGGTCCTGGGCGCCGGTTATCGTCTATCCGGCGGCGACTGGAAAGAGAATAAGTATGGCGATCGGGTCAAGGGTGGCCTGTGGGGATATGCCGAGAACATGCACGTCACCATGTCAAAAGATGATGCCCAAAAAGCTGTGGCCGTCTTCCGCGGCGAGTACAAGAAAGTCGTGCAACTTTGGTACGATTGCGAGAACGCGGTAGCTCGTTGTATCCAGACCGGCAAGACCCAATGGATGGGCCCGACGCAGCTTGTGTGGTGCGGCCGTCGGAAGATGAAGAACGGTAAGTTCATGCTGGTTATACACTTACCCTCCGGTCGGTGCCTTCATTATCTTGACGCCTGGATCGATGAAGAGAAGAAGATCGCGCGCAGCGGAAAAGAATACATCAAGCGTACGATGCACTACAGCGGCATCAATCAGGAAAGAAAGACGTGGGGTGACATTCAGACGCACGGCGGGAAGCTAGTCGAGAACATCGTCCAGGCGATAAGTCGGGACATTTTGGTCGAGGCGATGCTCAGGGCTGACGATCTTGGGCTCAATATCGTGGGCCATGTTCACGATGAGATCATCACTGAGAACCCAGATACCCCGTGGGGGATGGGATTGGACGATCTACTTTGGTGTCTTTCGCAGACGCCAGAGTGGGCCCCAGGATTACCCTTGACAGCAGCCGGATATTCTGGTACATTTTATAAGAAGGGTTGAGGAGATAATCATGGAAAGCATCGTGGTAACTGGAGACCTTATTCTGTTGTCCGCGGAAGACCGCGTGAAGTTCTACGTCCAGGTTTGCGAGGCGATGCATCTTGACGTCAGGACTCGTCCGCTGCAATACTTTGAACAGATCGATCGGAACGGAAAGCACAGTTTGATTTTGTATGCTCTCCGAAATGCGTCCGTGCAACTTAGTCACCACCACGGATTAAGTGTGTCGTTGTCGAAACCAGAGATTCAACAGGACGTGGTGATGTTCACGGCGACTGTCACAGACATGCCCGGTCGCACCGATTCGGCTGTTGGCGCTCAATCTTTGAAAGGCCTCTCAGGAAAAGATTACGCCGATGCGATCATGGCCGCACAGACGAAAGCCAAGCGCCGTGCCATTCTAGATTTTGTTGGCTCGGGTTTGTTAGACGAATCCGAAATCGAAGGAATGAACGGGGCGCCCGTGGAGATGAAATCGGATTTGATAGATTCGTATGTTCCGCCTCCCCCGGCCCCTGTGCCATCAAGTGCGCCGGCGGTGGAGGTATCAGAAGTGATTGATCCGGGATTGCACGATCCTTTGGATGAAAAACTATCTCCCTCAATATTTAATCCGAATCCGCCGTTCGAGATTCAACCGCCGCCCCCAACCGAAAAAGCAGCAAAACAGTACTATGGTAATAAGATGACCGATCCGGGCAATACTGCGTTTAGTGTCAATTCTGCATCTGTTTCTACGTTCGAGAGTCCGGCAGTTTCGCAGACTGAATCTCAAACCATGGATCAAATCACAGCGCGCCTCAACACCTATCGGCGCGACGTGCTCCAGCGTGGCGGCATGCGTCCCGCGAAGGGTTTGGGGATTGCGGCGAAGTGGGAGAAGTTTAGGGCTCGTAAGGTTGCAGAGAAGACGGTTGAGGAATATGCCAAGCTTCTATCCGAGTTGGATGCTGTGCTTGCGAAGAGCGGTGATGTGGGCGTGGTCGCGTTTATTGAGAAGGAGATTGCGTGAGCGACTTCCCCCTCAATCCAGAGCAGCGAGAAGCTGTCCGAACTAGAGACGGCGCCTATGTGGTTACGTCGTGTCCAGGTAGTGGCAAGACGCGTGTTATTGTAGAGCGTGTGCATTCACTGCTGGAAGAGGGGTATTCGCCCGAGACAATCCTGGCGCTTACATTCACGCGAGAGGCTGCACTCGAAATGGGACAGCGAGCGGCGCTTCCGGAGGACCAGAAGATCTTTCGGACGTTCCATAGCTTTTGCTTGGAGTTGATTCATCAGGAAGTTTCAAAGCTTCCGTTTCAACTGTTGCACGCACCACCAGAGGCTGGGCAGCAGCGTAAGTTATTCGGGACACTGTGTCGTGCCAATCGGTTGGATTTCAAGAAGATGACGGCATATATTTCAAACATGAAGCGGAAGGGCACAGAGCCGGACAAGGCAATGGAGTTCGCGCGCGGCGCAGAAGGTATGCGCATGGCCCTGGCTTATCGACAGTATGAACAGCGGTGTCGGGAAGAGGGTTGGTTGGATTTTGATTCAATGTTGCTAGAGAGCGTACGACTGCTGGAGGCGAACGAGGAAGTTCGTACCCGGTGGCAATTCAAGTTCGTTCTCGTAGATGAAGCGCAGGATACAGATGAAATACAATGGCGATTGGTTAAACTTCTTTCGGAAAAACACCGAAACGTTTTCGCGGTCGGAGATGAAGAACAGCTTATTTATGAGTGGCGCGGGGCAGAGCCAAACGGATTATCCAATTTTGACACACGATTCCCGGGAGCCAAGACAATCTATCTATTTAGAAATTATCGATCGACTCCTGAGATTGTGGGGTTCTGTAAGCAGTTTGCTCCCAAAGAAAGCAGACTCATCGAACTCATGGTCTCGGAAAGGAATAGCGGACCCATACCCAGAGTACTCAAATTTGGGTCCGACTCTGATGAGGCATCAAAGATTCTCGGATCAATTACGGACCCAGAACACACTGCCATCCTTACCAGGACCAACAGACAACTTGCCCGCTTCGAAAACGCCTGTATTGACCGAGGGATTAAATATAACTTACTCGGAAAATCTGGGTTCTGGACCCAACCCGAGGTTCGTTATCTGCTCGCTTATGTCCAATCCAGTGACTTCCCCAGCGACGCCGCCGTCAAAACCATCATCCAGTCTCCCTTCCGATACACCAAGTATCTTAAGAAGAGAGACCTTGTTTCCGCTCTCGAGCGCGCTTCGAAAACTGAAAAGGAAGCGACGGGCAAGGCGGCTCCGTTTATCACGATGATGACTTCCCCGGAAATCCTGGGGCAGTTTGAGGCGAATCAGCAGGACAACATTAAGGCCGCGGCGCACTTCATGAAATCAATGCGCCATGGGCCGACCGCGAATCCGGCGTTGGTGTTGCAGGACGTTCTGGCCCGCGCAGACATTCGGACTTACTATGAGACCGAGGAAGAAGGCGACGAAGATAATGACGCGTTGGAGAACATCAATGAGCTCTACAAAGTTTCAACCAAATTTGGAACCGTTCACGAATTCATCGCCCACGCCCGTAAAGCTATTGCTGCCTCCCGCAAATCTAAACAGCCTCGACTTACTCTTTCCACCGTGCACCAATCAAAAGGCAAGGAGTTCAAGGAAGTCTTTGTGGCTGGAGTTTGTCAAGATATTCTCCCTCATAAGCGAGGGGTACTGTCGGAAGAGAAACGAATAATGTGGGTCGCGCTTACGCGCGCCGCTACGTATTTGACTGTGACATTTTTTGGATCTATGTCTCCGTTCTTGACGGGCCATTGGGACCCCGTGAAGCAGGAAGAGTTTGAGAAGCAGCCATTGCCCGGATTCAAAGGTCAGCAAACGTTGTTTGAGGGGGTGCTGTGATGGGCAGGCCGGCTATCAACATAATTGGAAAGAGATTTGGAATGCTTTTTGTTCTTAAGAGGGTGAGAGATCGGCGTTCCGGTAAGACAAATCATCTTGAAATATGGTATAGGGTTCGGTGTGATTGTGGGAAAACAAAAAGCATGCGTGGATATTTGATTCGGGACGGAAGGGCGCGATCTTGCGGGTGCGGACAACGCGGCAGTAAGTATGGGCCGCATGGATATCCAACTAAAGAATACAGAATGTGGTGTGCGGCAAGAGACAGAGCTAGGAAACTGGCAGTTCCATTTTCTATCGAGCCCAGTGATGTCAAGATGCCGAAAGTTTGTCCATTGCTTGGGATTCCGATTTCTTATACAAACAAAATTACATCTAAGAACAGCCCCTCAATTGATCGTGTTATTCCAAGTCGAGGATATACGAAAGAGAACACTCTGACGATCAGTCACCACGCAAACCAAATCAAGAACGACGCTACGCTATCGGAGCTACAAATTTTAACAAGAAACCTGGAGAAGATATGGCCTTCCTTTACATAGACGCATCCGGCGAAGAGCGGAACCGCCACTCCTACAGCGCAGGCTTGGAGTTTACAGGCAATCCGTACAAATACTATCTGCATCGCATCATGGGGTGGAAAGAGAAGGACACCAAGGCGGCGCTGCTATTCGGGCGCGACCTGGAAGACACGGTGGAGTTCTATCACAAGACCGCCGGCAAGTGTGACCCTGTGGAAGAGTTCACGCGCCTGTGGGCGCAGCGCAAGGACATGAAGCAGTTGGTTTATACTACGCGCGAGATCGACTGGGCCAGCCTATTACGCGCTGGCACGGAAATGATGCGTCTCTACAAGATTCGGCAGCCAAGTCTTCCAATTCCGATGGACACGATTTTTCAACGTCCGTTTACGAAGGAAGTCTTTCCGGGACACCCGAAGTATGGTGGCATCGATTTCTACGCCAAGCTGGATATGATTGCGCGCGTGCAGCCCGATCATCCTATGCTTCCGAAGGTTGAGTGGAAGAAGGAAGACGGCCTGTTTCGCCAAGTGATCATCGATATGAAGACCAGCGGTCTGGACCTGGATGACACGAAGGGTATCGTTGCACACGATCAGCAAATGCGGGTATACGCCTGGACAGTCAATATCTTTGATGTGGCTTTCTTGTGGTTTAAGAAGTGCGGGCACAGCGTTAAGAAGGGCTACAGCGCCACGATGTTGGTTGATGCGGGCCGGTTTGCAGCCGGCGATGAAGTAGTGATCGCATCTGTCGAGGAAGACTCTTGCTATGTTGTTGGCAACGACGTGATGGTCGAGGAGATGAATAAGGCCCAGGGATTCCGCGAGAATGGCGACTTGGATACCAAGAAAGATGCGAAGGAACGGGCAGCTAAGTGGCGTGAAGAGAATGCTGTGTTGGTGAAGCGAGAAGACCTTACGCGGCAGCGTCTCCAGTTTAGTGCCGGGATTGTAGATCAGCGTAGCGCGGAGGACGCAGGCCAGATAGCCGCCGACCAGATTGTTCGTATCGTGAATTCCTGGGAGACGAACAAATGGACAAACACTTTTGGGATTCGTTTTCCGCATGACGATCGTCGAGACAATTATTTCAAGGCATTCTGCTTGCGGGATAACGTGTTGCGTGATAGTATCTTTGAACAGAAGACGGAAGAAGATTTGAAGGACGACTACTTTGACGAGCCAGAGGAGGCTCTATAATGCTCGAAAATGATGGACCACATTTTCAAGACTGTGCTTTTGATCCAGAATTAGGAACAAGTTGGCTGCATAAGCGCGGTAAAGGGGAATTACGAAAGACCATAGACGGACGCGAGCTAGGGCCGACTGGAGTCGGGTTTCAGATTAAGAATATTCGTACTGAAAAACGCGATGTTCCCGAGTGGGCTCGTACGAACGAGGGAATTCAGAAACTTCTTTTAACTGCTTTTCCAAAGCTTAAGATCAACGACAGCCAAAGGAAGCGGGCCGGCCGATGGGCCCAAGTCATTCAAATGTATTTCCGTATGGGCTGGACTTACTCAGAAGTCGCCGATGCTCTAGAAGAGAAGCCGAGGGTAATAGAAATGGTTATTCGTGGGATTACACGAACATCTGAGGGAAAAACTTGGAGCGGGGCACCGAGAAAAAGAATCGCGCCGTAAGCTGTTAGTTTTGTGGAGAGAGGAATAAAGACCCACAATGGAACCTCTCAACCGTCAAAGTTCTCGGGGTGACGGGTTCCCTCTCCCACTCTTTCAAGGAAGGTATCGTGGTCAAGGGCGTCGTTGAAGTTCACTCATGTTACTGCATCGAGTTAGGGGAGCCACGACCGATTCCGTGTGCCTGCCGGAAAATTGTAAGCATCGCGAGAGCAAATGAACTGGTTAAGCTGGGTGGGGCAGAATGGGTAATTGGGTATGATCGTCCGAAGCCTTATCATGACGGCGGAAAGATTTGCCTTACTGGACGTATGAACCAAACTCCTCGGGCTGCTACGATTGATGATGTTCATATTGAGCGCGCGTATGTGGACGGTTATCAGGAAGAAAAATCGCGCATTGAGGAGTATGGTAAGTTGAATTATGACGAACTTGCTTACCTGTTTGTAAATGTATCGGCAGCCGATTTTAGAAAACAGGAAGACGCCGATTGGGGAATTCCGGTTTTGCAGTTTACAGAAAACAACCGGACACTTGGTGGAATCAATAGAGAGGAACGATGAGCGACGAATTGTTGACTGAACAACAGGTTGAGAAAATCGCGAACAAAGCCAGCGAAACTCTTAAGATGTTTGTAGCCACTGAGAGTTTCAAGAAAGACTTTAAGTTGCGCTCATTCTTTGGCCGGCACCCCGAGATCGGCAAGATGATCAAGTGTGCCAAGTGTGGTCGGCGTCATCGGGAGTTTGACGTGGAGAGTTGCGGGACGTTCAATCTGGTCAAGGAAGCGGAGGGGCAAAGAGCCCATACATCCGCGAACCCCTTTTGGCGTTCGCACCCTGGCGCGTATGTTTGGATTCGGGATTTGAAGCAGTTTGTTACAATCCACCGATAGAAAAGGGAGTCATGGGCCTATTCACGAAGGACAAGCCGGAAGTCGTAAAGATGGACGAATCCAAAGTCCCCGAGGAAGTTGCAAAACTGGAAGAGGGGCTGAAAGCTAAAGTCGCCGGTCAGGATAGGGCGATCAAGCATTTCGTTCGCGTCCACGAGACGTACATGGCTGGAATGGCTGCGGCTGATCGTCCGCTCGGGGTGTTCTTGTTCGTTGGTCCCACAGGATCGGGAAAGACACACGCGACGGAAGTTTTTGCCGAATTGATGGGCGTCACGCTTATTAAGATGGATTGTGCGGAATACCAGGCCTCTCACGAGATTGCCAAGTTGATCGGCTCGCCACCGGGATATATCGGGCACAGAGAAACAGAGCCAAAGATCACAAAGAAAGCCATTGAAGCAAAATGGGCTGATGGAAAAAGTCCGAAGTACACAATCATTCTTTTTGACGAAATTGAGAAGGCTCACAATTCAATGCACCAGATTCTTCTGGGAATCATGGATCGCGCGACTTTGACCACTGGGACGAATGAAGCGATCGATATGCATAATTGCGTTATCGTGATGACGTCCAATCTTGGATCGTCCGACATGAAAAAGATTTTGAGTGATACGAAGGAAATGGGATTTGTGTCCAAGAAAGAAAGCCAAAAGTCGACCGAAGATGAAATCTACCATGCCGCGAAGGATGCGGTGAAGAAGTTTTTCTCCATGGAATTTTTCAATCGGATTGATCGCATGATTGTGTTTCAGCCTTTGACGGATGAAGTACTTCGAAAGATTCTTGAGATCGAGTTGAAGCGTATTCAGGATCGGATTCTGAAATCACACAAGTACATTTCCGTCGATCTATCCGATCGTGCAAAAGATTTTATAATCACAGAAGGAACGAGTAGAGAGTTCGGGGCGCGAGAACTTCGTCGTACTCTGGAGCGGTTCCTTGTAAGCAAATTGACACGTGCGTTCGCGACAAGTCAAGCAGTCGATGGCGATATGATCGTGGCTGACAAAATTCCTGAACACGAGGGGCTTACGCTGGATATCGTCAAGGACGCCATGGTCATACCTGAGAAGGCTGTAGCAGTACCGGTAACAATAAGCAATACTTCGGGATCACAACCAGTGCAGAAGCCAAAAGCAGCTTGGATAGAACCAGACAGTCCGACGGCGTGGATCCCGTTAGAAAGTGCCAGTCACCCGGGTTATTGCGCGCGTTGCGGCTTTCGCTGGTACGCCGGACACAAATGCATTCTTGATCCGTCTCCATCCGGCTTTGACCGTTCCAAAAAGGACTCGGCACCGTTTGAGCGGTTCAAGAAAGATCTCGAGGACAGGGCAAAAGAAAAGGGAGACAAGTAACATGGCAAATTTTGGAAGTATTATTGAGTGGGTGCTCCGGCTCGAAGATCGGACGCTTGCAGGAAAGACGGAGGACTTGGGCGACGGCGCCGGCCTTACGCGGTTCGGACTTACGACCCGGGACGAGGGCAGCGTACTTCCCAAGTGCTATTGGGTTGACGACCCTCCGACGGTGAGGGCCAGTAACGAGGTCGCTCTCGAGATGGCCAAACAGGTCTACTACGATCGGTACTGGACCCCCATCCACGGCACACAGATCGCCTCAGACGAGCTTGCGGCCACTCTTATGTCCTTTGCTGTCAACGACGGGGTAGAGACGGCTGTGAAGCTCCTACAGGGTGTTCTGCACATACTGGCGGACGGCCTGGTCGGTCCTGCGACTTTGACTGCCGTCTCAGAACAAGACGCAGAAGGGCTCGCGGAGCGTCTCCGGGACGCCCAGGAGGCCCGATATCTGGCGATCGAGGCCCGAAAGCCACAAGATGTCAAGTTTCACGATGGGTGGCGGAAACGGGCTTACGTTCGGTATCCGGATTTGCCGTAGTAAGTTGTTGAAAACAAAGGTAGTTATAGGTTAGAAATCGGGCCACGCCGTAAGTTGTTGGTTTTGTGGAGGGATAGAGTGCGCTATCAATATGCTTGTGTTAAGTGTGGAAGTTCGGTTCATAAGCCGAAAGTCGAGATGGCCGAGAAGAAATTCGTCCATGGGCTTCACGGCTGGACCTGTCCAACCTGTGGCCCGACGAAGGTAAAGAGGATTTTATGCCCACCGTCGCAGAATTAGTTGAAGCCTTCAACAATAAAGCGCCGAAGGCTTATTCGACGGCAAGCACGGCTTTTGTGGCCAGGAGTCCAGGAAATCTTAAGAACTACCACTCGGCTTTGAATTTAGAGCTTTCGATTGAAGCTCATATTCTTTTTGCAGCACTTAGACGTATATTAGCTATGAGAAACGAGAACCCGTGGCCAAATGTTGCGCCTTGTGAAGTGTGTGGAAGTGTCGGTAAGATTTACTGGCATCATGATGATTATTCGAAACCTTTTGAAGTACGGCCATTTTGTTATAAGCACCGCACAGCGTGGCACCGCCCCAAAGAATCTGAGTAGCACCTGGAGAGATCCCGATGCCGGTTTACGAGTTTTTGTGTCCAGTTTGTACGAAGAAGTTTGAGTTGATGATTTCGTTTGAGCAAAGTGAACGATCCAAGCAGCCCTGTCCCAATTGCGGGCGTGTTCGCAGAGTTGAAAAAGTTCTGTCTCGTCCCGGGTCTCCGATCTTAGTCGGCAGTGGTTTCCACGCGAACGACTATTCGGCCCCCACAAAGTAACTACCCCGTTCGCTGTTTGCGAACAACGAAGGGCGAATTCCTCCATTCGCCCTTTTTCTTTTGTTATATCATTCCTCGACGATTTGAAGATTTTTAGTTGGAGTATATTTTATGACCCTCCAAGGTTTTAAGAAAATGGTTCGTGAAATTCACAGCGAGCCTAACGGTGGAACTCTATCGTGGGGTCGCTGTGCCTCGACAGGAACGTTGATTGCAATTTTGATATATGTCGGGCACATTGTGTTTCATTCGCACGCGCTTCCTGATTTGGCGGGTGCCAGCGCCTTTGCAATCTCTCCGTACGCGGCAAACCGGGTTGCAACGGCTGTGCAGTCGTTCAGCAGCAATCCAGTAACGCCGTCGATCGATCCTACAAAGGTGTAATCATGTCATTTGAAAGCAAAGCACAAAACGCCTGGGCTCACACCAAGAAAGGAACCGAAGCACTCGGCGGTCCAGAGAAAGTAAAAGAGTGGGAACAAGCAACAGATTATTCAAGTCTCCCGAAGCGTAAAAAGCATCCGAAGACCAAGGCGCCAGCGGCGCCCGTACAACGAATGAGACACACGGCAACGCCGCGGTGAGGAAACGATCATGCCACAAAATACAGCAAAAGATGACGGCGGAGTAAGTAAGAAAGTTGCGGATGCCAAGAAAGCTTTGGATACTGCATGGAATTCTAAAGTGTCAGGCAGACGGCCGCCTGTTCCAGCAGCTCCCGGCGTTGCAGCGCCGAAGGAAGATTCTAAGCCTGCGGGAAGCAAAGGTCTGCTTGGTCCCGAAGGTGTTGATCTTGAAGGATCCGTGCATGGTGTTGAAGAGCGTAACAGGCAAATGGAAGGAGTCAAGGACTTGCTGGCTCCACAGAAAATGCACGATGGCGGAAAAGTCAAGGAAAGTGGAGTGAAGGATTTAGAGAAGGGCGAAACCGTTCTTCCAAAAGACAAAAACAAAGCGGAGAAACTAGCCATGGAACATCTAGGAAAGAAAGCCAAGGGCGTTATGTCCGCGGCAGTTGAAGAAGAGGAAGCGGAGCCCAAGGAAGAAGAGAAGCACGAAACCAAGAAAGAAGAGAAGGCCGAGGGCAAGCACAAAGGCGAAAAGAAACCGGCTGGCAAAAAGCATGTTGGATTCCACGGATACACCCACAAGGGTGGTCACGCGCTTCATCATGTGTTTGATGATGGTTCGAGCGAGACGCATAACTTCGCGCTCGGCGATCACGCAGCCCTAGGCAAGAACATTACGGATATGCTCGGTTCACAAGGCGAAGAGCCAGCCGAGGGTGGAGCAGGTGGTGGTCAGGGTGGAGCATCCCCGGAACCGGCCGCGTTATAAACGAAATTGATGTACCGTGAAACGGCTCGGATTGGGCCCTTCCGAGGTCGCGAATATGTCGGAACCAATTTGGACTATTGATTATTTACTTAACGAGGGTAAAGCCGAAGCTGCAAAAGCCGGCGACCAATTGTCTATCAAGCATTTCTGGAAAGTGGCAGATCGTGATCTTGCGGGCCCCGCTCCGAAAACGTTTGACGAATTAGTTATACGCGCGAAGAATTACATCACGTTTGATATGGTGATGGCTGCATATGGTGAAGCAGGTTCTAATGAGAACATTGATTCTTCGATTCGGCGATTGGAAATTTTAGGCCTTAAGCACAAAGGAAAAGATTCGAGCGGCAAAGATTTGTGGGTAGATCAGAAAAAGTGTCCAAGCTCGACGTCAACGACGGATTTCTTGAGATTCATGTGCCGGACGAATTTGTTGTTTCTGGGCCGTGAGATTTTCAACAAAGACTTCACATTCCTAACGCACGCGCCTGTCTGTAATTTTTTCGTGCAGAAGGATCCGTCGAAGAAGATCGAAGAGCAGGATGAGACGAAAGAACGTCTTTTGCTGTATCCTCGCGGAAGTTTCAAGTCTACGATTAACGTGGTTGATTGCGTGCAGTGGTTTATCAATCTTCCAAACATTCGTATTTTGATTCTTACGGCCGAGTCTGGTTTGGCGGTCGCGTTCATTGGGGAACTTAAGAACTATTTTCTGGTTCCCGATAATGCGGATGGCACGATTTTTCAGAAATTATTTCCAGAGTGGAATCTCACTCGCAAGAATGAAGGCATCGAGGACGAATTCATTTGTCCTTGCCGAACAGTAGGCGACGAAAAGAAAAGGGATCCATCGGCTTGGGCATCATCGATTCTATCGAACTTGCCGGGTTGGCACTGCGATTTGATGAAGGGCGACGACGTCGTTAACGACAAGAACACCGATACTTCGATGCTCGTAGTCAAGGTGATTCGGAAGATCAATTATGCCGAGTCGCTGGTTGACCCAGGCGGATACAAAGACCTTCTGGGAACGCCGTATGCTCCTGGTGATTTGTATGCTCATACAGTCGAAAGCGTTTTGCATCCGGGCGATTTGAAGGTTTTGATTACTCCGGCTCGCTGGTTGCGGCCCGAGATGATTCACAAGGATGAGCGTGATTGCACGCCAGCCGATTATGAGTTGTTGTTTGAAAAAGACAAGACCGGTCGCGTGAAGTTGGATCACAAGTTTCTCGACAGGAAGAAGAAGAAAGACATAGCGGTCTATCTCTCGCAGTACATGTTGAGTACGGCGGGCACCCGTAAGATCAAGTTCACGGTGGATCTTATGCTCCAGCGGACGGTTGGGTTGAACGCCATTCCGCATCAACTTCAGTACTATATCATTTGGGATTTTGCGTACGCAGTAAACCAGAAGAACGATTATTCAGTCGGTGCCGTGGTTGGCCTTGACATAGAAAATCGTGTGTATGTAGTGGAAATTTTTAGAGACCATTATCTTGACAATGATCTGGCGAAAGAAATTGCTTCGTCATTTCAGAAATATCACCCGCGTCTGGTTCTGATCGAGAACTCGAACGGGGCCCAGTTTTTGGAGCGCTCAATTCGTCAGTACGCCTTAGAGGCAGGAACTGAGTACATCCCGTTGGACTTCTTCAAGGTTGATCGTTCTCCGAACGCTAAAGCGTCCCGTGTAGGTGCCCTACAACCGCTTCTTTACGGGGGACAGTTATTCTTTTTGAACACGATTTCGTGTCTTGAAGATCTCTACAAAGAGTTTAAAGATTTCGGGACTTCGCTTCATGACGACATTCCGGATACGATCAGTCACATTCATCGAATCATTCCGACCGGAACCACGGAGCCCGGTGGCCCTGGCGGCAGAGACCGTCAGAAGGAATTCGATCGCATTCTCCGCGAGAAAGATTTTTATGACCTGATATTTGGGCAGGGTGATTATGCTCCAGGAACGAATGAGTTACCTATTGTTCCAGAACCCGGCACCGGCGACACAGCCGGTGAAGAGCTCTACGACCCATACACCCCGATAGGATTCAAACGATAGAGGAAACACAATGGCACCAGTTCTACCTCTCCCCGGTACGTCGAGCTCGGGGCTGCTGAACTTCAAGGAAGTTTTCAGTCCTGAGGAAGTAAGTGATGATGTTGCGCTAAAACTGGTTACTCTGGACTCGAAATTTACCCGCGCGTGGATTGAAAGCCGTTATTTCAATATTCGGTGGATAGAAATCGACCTGTTGTACCAATCGCCCCCGACGCTTCGCGTTTGGGAAGGCACCTCGATGCCCAAGGCGAACATCGCCAAATTTACGGTTGCGACGCACGTCAATGCTATCAATTCGAAACTTGTAGGCGGAATGTTCTATGAAGAACCTCCGTTCAAACTTGAATCTCGTTCTAGCATTTCAGCTAATATGGCGCGTGCTACTCAAGAACTGACGGCATATCAGTTGGATCAAATGAATTTCAAGCAGGAAGTAAAGTATGGGCTTTTCTCCTGTTTGCTCAATGGCACCGGTATTTGGAAGTGGGGTTGGAAAGATCGTTACGAAACCGATTGGGATTTCCAACCGGTTCATGAATCTCTCACAACTACAGGCGCAGACGGAAACATTGAGGAATTACCGACGCCCGACCAAGACAAGTTTCGTATGGTCAGAACGGAGCGGCTGGTATCGCATCCGTATTTCGAGAATTGTGACATCCGCACGGTCCTGGTGGACCCGGGTACGCGCGTTCCCGATATTCGTGAAGCCAAGTTCGTCATTCATGAATTTCCGGTCACGTATCGTGACATAATTAAGTGGAAGGACGAAGTTTACTACAACGAAAAGAACGAACCGATTTATCGCTACAATTTGCCAGACGAATCGACGATTAGATCTTGGTTCGAGACGCCCGCGGCAGCCGACCAAAGTCAGGCAATCGCCGGTCAGAATATGACTTCGGGCCAGAATAATACACAGTTTGTGCAGCACGCGGCTCCTTTGTTTGCGAAGACGACCGACGATCCTCTCAACGAACCTTTGCTTATTCAAGAACGTTGGGACCGCGACAAGATTATCACAGTCCTGGCCGGTCAGCGCGTCATTCGTAATGAGCCAAATATGTTTGGTTGCATACCGTTCTATTCTGTGAACTGGTGGATGATTCAAGATTGTTTCTGGGGCATCGGCCTCGGGACCGCGCTCGGCGGCGAGCAGCGGCTGCAGCAAGGGTTCATCAATGCGGTTGCCGATATCGGCACTCTGTCAGCCAATCAACCGATAGTCCGTTCGCGCGGCGCCAATATTAACACGCAGCAAGTCCGGGCTCGCCTGGGCGGCTTCATCGACGTTGACGGAGACGCAACGAAAGCGCTTCATCCGCTGGACCTTCCAAAGATTCAGCAAGAGTTATTCCAGGTGGTCGCAGCTTCCGAAGCGCGTACCGAATCGACTTCCGGCGCCAATGAAATGCTTACCATGGGCGCGTCTAAACCTAGCGGTCGAGGCTCTTCGATGGGGCGTACAGCTACAGGCGCAGGCGGCATGATGCAAGCGGCCGTAGATCGTATCGGCGGATTGGTTGAAGACTTCAACCGCCAGGTGTTCCAGCCGTGGCTGTGGAAGATCTACGATTTGAATCGTATGTTCCTTCCGGCCTCGGTGTACAAAGAAATTCTAAACGAACAACTCGGAAAAGATTACAAGGCCAGCTTCCGTGACTTCATGGGCAGTAAGAATGGCATCAAGCGGTTCAGTGTGCTCGCCGGCAGCCACATGGCGGCCCGTCAGCAGATGGCCCAGTCCATGCCGCTGATCATGCAGTACTTCACGAACCCGGCCCTCGCAGGTCAGATCGCAGACATCAATGGCGAGTACATCGCCTTCTCCGAATTGCTCCACATGCTGACAGACGTCAGTGGTTATGGCAGTTCGCAGTATTATTCGATCTTTCGTCCGTTGACTCCGGAGATGAAGGCGCAACGTGCTGCTAACAATCCGGCAGCGGCCAAGATGGCAGCACAGAAAGCCAACAACGATCAAAAGTTCCAGGCAAAATCCCAGTTACAGGATCAGGCGTGGACACAGCGTGCGGCGGGGGATATTATCCGCCACTCTCTCGAAAAAGCCGGAGAACCAGAAGCAGTAACCGGAGAACCCGGGGGCCCAGGATTTGGTGGCAATGCCGAAGGCATGCCAGCGTAATAAGTAGCGAGCTTCCGGGAGGAATCTCATGGAAATCGAAGAATTCGAAACAGGGCCGGTCGAAGGGTTACAAGTTCCGATTGCGATGAGGGACCCGCGGTTCCTCAAGCTTTCGTCTACCGAAAAAGTCACGCTGGCAAACTGGTACGGGACTCCTGCCTATCAGGTCTGGATGAAGCTGTCGCAAGGCGAAATTGAAAAGCTTGAGACATCTCACTTTCAGAACTGGAAAAATAAGGAAGAGTTCGAGCGTACCGGTCTTCTTGCCGTATCCGCGCGAATATTTTTCGAGCGCATTCAGAATGAGTGTACTCGGCAGATGGAAGAATTTTCTGGTGAAGTGGAGTTTATCAAGCAGAAGAAAGATCTTTTAGGCACTTCGCTGGAAGATCAAGTCAAAAAGGAATTCAAACCCGAATAAGGAGAATATCATGGTTTACGAAGTCGTCGCATTGGTAGTTGCTCTCGGCCTTGGTTTCGCAGCCGGCCGCGTGAAGAACGCAGCCAAGCTTGCGGCCGTCAAGGCAGAGCTCGTCAAGGTCGAAGGATCGGTGGTCGCGGAAGTCAAGGCTCTCGTGGCAGCGGTCAAGGCCAAGTTGTAACTGGATTAAAAGCTACGAAAACGGAGAAAGAACCAAACATCTAATCAGTGTTGTGTCGGATTGACACCACCAGGAGATAGTGTTATGAAAAGCGTTGAAGAACTAATCACGCTGGGTAAAGTCCCAGCAGATACAAAGCAGTCAGAAAATACCCCCGGTTATCCGAACGGCTGGCCCCTATTCACCGATTTGAACGAGCAAGTGAAATACGATTGGGCCAATCTGCCGTCGGATCGGGTTCGTAATTTGCGAAGTAATCTGGAGTACAAGACGGCTCTCGAAGCTTTCTTGCTTGCTCCCGCGGTTGTGGTTGACGCCTCTGGCGCCACACCACCCGTTGTTGAAGAGCAGATTGTCGCGGCCCCTCCGACGCCCGTCGCGGCGGCAGAACCGGCGGTAGTAATCGCGGAGCCTCCGGCGCCAGTTGTACCGACTGAAGAAGAGGAAGGAACGAAGTCCGGACCTTACACGAAGGTGAAGGGCGGATGGGAAGCGCGTGTTGAAGCGATTGATGGATCGGGCGAACAGGTTTGGTTCGCAAAGACGAAAGACGAATTGAGCCAGAAGATTTTGGACGCGCAGGCGAATGCGACTGCCAAAATTCGTCAACAGCAAGAAGAGAACAACCAACTGCTTCTTGAACAGCCGGCCGATATTGCTTCACCTCGTAAAAAGTTGGAGCCTCGGGCTCTGACGGCTGATGAGCAGTTTGAAATTGCAGAAGATCTAAAATCCGGTGATCCTTCACGCGTCAATAAGGCGCTCGAGAGGAGAGACCGCATTCGATTCGGCGCCCCTGCCGAAGAAATTGTCACCCGTGTGGTGACCAGTGAAGCACAGCTTGACAGGGCGAGTTATCTCGCAACTGCCAAGTTGTTTATGAAACAGCATTCTGATGTCGAGTTCAGCAAAGAACTCGGCGACAAGATGGATGTAATCCTTGCTGAAAGTAATTGGGATTACACCGTTCGCAATTTGAACAAGGCCCTTGGTATGTTGAAAGAAAAGGGCGAAGTTCCAACTAGAGTTTCAACACCGGTTGAGCGAAGGGAGCTACCCGCTCCTGTAGTCGCTTTACCGTCGGCCGCGGATCCAGCAGCACCGGTAGCCGCAGCCGTAACACCGACGAGCGCAGAAGCGCCCGTCGTAACACCAGTATCGAAGGTCACACCACCCGCCGCCGCGCCAGTCGTGGAAGTGGGCAGGTTGCGACCAGGGTCTGCATCCACAGGGCTATCTCCGCGTCAGGCAAGTGTTAGGCCTGGTTCGAGGCCCGAACCATCCGTGGGGCTGACCGTCGAGGAATACAACAGAATGTCCGTTAGCGAGACGCGTCGCAGATACAGAACCGACTTGGGATTCAAGGCGGCTGTCGACAAGTTGATCGCGGACGGCAAGCTCTAACGTAATCCGCGCACACCCTGTATTACAAGGAAATATCCACCATGTCTCTCGGATTTCCCGCGTCTAACGTGACCGGGAATTTGCCTCAATCTACCGTCTTGTTTTATGACAAGCAGTTCGTTGAGAACCTGAAGGCTGAGACGCCCTTCGTGCGTTGCGCGGAACGGCGTGATCTGCCCCTTAACTCTGGTAACCAACTCGTGCTTTAATCAAATAGGTTCGAGTATAAATAAATTTGACTAAATCGGTGAAACTCTGATATTATGAGTATCAGACAATACCGAGGAAAGGATTCTCAGATGGAAAAGAATGCATGGCCGTATGTGGCCGGGATACTTGATGGAGAAGGTTCTCTATCTATTCATAAGGCCGACGTCGCTGGCGGAAGCTACAGACTTCAGATTGTAATTTATGGAACGTCTGTTAAGCTGATGAAGTGGCTGTTGGGGAATTTTGGCGGAACGTTCTATTCTCGAGATAACAACCCTTCTGGTTGGACAAAGACATACAGTCGTCCGATTCACAAGTGGACTATCTCGGGGCGAGCAAACAAGGAAAGATTTTTACTTGGAGTCATTCCTTATTTGATCATAAAACGGGAACAAGCCGAAGTCGCTCTGGAGTTTGTAAGACTTGGAAATTCACAAGTCCCAGAGATCCGAAAACGATTAGAAGAGAAAATGAAGTTTCTCAATCAGGGAGAATCATCCCTAACGACTAATACGTCAAACACCTCTCCTGAGGTGAAGATAGAGTCTGAACATCACGAGCAATCGTGAGAGCGAACCTGTGGTGACACAGGATTCCTAAACAAAATTGATTTGAATATAACACGTTCGGTGCCAATATCGTCCAAGCCACAGAAGGCACCCCTGGCCCCGGTCAGGCTGCCAGCTTGGTCACCAACACCTCCACCATCGGTGAGTTAATCGTCAGCTCACCTAAACAAAAACTTGACTATATCCGTCAAAGTATGCTACAGTTAAAGCTGGCAGCATAAGAGACGGAGGTAAGATTCCAAATGCAAATCAGTAAAACGAAGTGGTCTTACGTCGCCGCAATGGTTGACGCCGAAGGAGGAGTTTTCCTCAGTCGGACCACCTTGTACACTTCAAGTGGCAAACCGTATTTCGGTTATGACTTAAAAGTTTCCATCGCTAACATTAGCGTGAGACTGATGAAGTGGCTGGTGAAGAACTTCGGCGGTGAATTCCGACCGAAGCAGAAAGGGAAATTCGGGAAACACCAGTGTTACGAATGGTTCGTGACCGGAGGTTATACCCGAATAGAAATGTTCCTTATCGGGATCATCCCTTATATGCTTATTAAGAGAGATCAAGCAAACGTTGGTCTTGAGTTTATTCGGTTGTGTGGGAAAGTGAATCCACAGAAACGAGCAGAACTTTGGACTAAGATGATTTCACTTAATAGTGGAAAAACCCCAACGACTAATATGTCAAGCACTCAGGATCAAAATCCTGAGTTGAAGATAGAGTCTGAACTCATGGGCGACCATGAGAGCGAACCTGTGGTGACACAGGCTTCCTAAACACACATTGATGCCGATTATGCGTCGTTCTCGAGCCTTGCTCTTGCGACCGCAATCGACGACACTCTGGCCAACGTCGCGAAGGAATTCTCCTATCGCCTCGGTCAGTCTCTCTCCGCTTTGGTCCGTCTGACTTGCGACGGCGCGCCCGCGATTGATAGCTCGGTTGCTATCAAGTTGGCTGCTGCTTCAAGTTCCAGCTTCACCTCTCTTTCCATCGGCACGATTCGCGCAGCGATTCAGTCGATGGCCGGCCGCAGCATCAAGCCCTTCATCGAGGGCAAAAAGCGGTTTGCCGGGATCGTTCACCCCTTCGCATGGGGCGACGCGATTAATGACACCTCCAATAACAGCCCAATCGACGTATTGAAGCACACGTCGGAAGGCCTGATGCGCATGGAAGAACTGCCCAGCGCGGATCTCACGGAAGTTTTCGAACTCCCAGGAACCGCCGTTGACTTTTTCCAGACGAACATCGTCACCACATCAACCAACTACAAAACGACCGGCTCCACCGCTCTGAGGACCTACATCTTCGGACGCGACGGCGTCATCGCCATTAACCTGGCGGGTCGTGGCGACACGGCGTACGGCGACGGGAATTACCGCGGTATCAAGTGCAACGTGATTCAGAACGCGCCAGTGAGCGTGTCGGATCCCGAAGGCCTCATTCCAGGTTGGACATCATATAAGGTTCATTTCACAGTGACTTTGCCGCCAGACCCCACTCAGCGCCTAAGATTAATTGATGCGCTTTCTGGGATTTCCTAAAAACAATTAACTTCCGGAAATCGACGGAGTATAATATCGATAGGCTTGGGGCTGGCCGACACCAGCCCCTTTCCGATTCCTTGTCGGAGGAACCAATGTACGCAATTAAAACTATAAATCTTCTAGGTAAAAAATTTGGAAGACTAGAAGTCAAAGAGATTAGTGGTAAAAATCGTGGAGGAAGCAGACTGTGGAAGTGTGTCTGTGATTGTGGAAATGAAGCCGAAGTTACGACTTGGCGGTTGAGAAACGGAGATACACAAAGTTGTGGGTGTTTGCAGAAAGAATCAGCAAGAAACTTAAACCTTCTTCCTTCTGGAGAATCGTCAAAAACAAGATTGTTCCATTCTTACCGCTATGAAGCGAAAGATAGGGGCGTTTCGTTTGATTTGACGAAAGAAGAATTTTTCGTACTTACGAAAAGGTTGTGTTTTTATTGCGGAGCCGAACCGTCACAATTGAAGCAAGGCAAGAGAGACAACGGCCCTTATGTCTACAACGGTGTAGATAGAAAAGACAGTTCAGTTGGCTACACAACCGACAATTGCGTTTCGTGTTGCAAGCGGTGTAATTTTATGAAGTTGGAGATGTCCGTCGAAGACTTCGTCGCCGCCTGCCGTTCCGTAGTTAGTCATTTTGATTCAGTTAAATAGGATGGAGGGGCGCCCTTCGCCCCTCTGTCTACCCAATCCCCCAAATAGTTTGGGGTATTCGGTAGGCAGTAAAATTTATCGGAAAAGGGGATTTATGAAATTTCTTCTAGTACTTGTATCGCTCCTTGTATTATCTTTATCCGCTCAAGCCCAGACGTCTACTGCACACCAACAGTTCGTCCAGAACGTTTATGACTCTGTGGCGCTTCTGTATGGGCAAGACGAAGCAGGCGGCATGAAGATGCGTTGTACCGCCACTGCGTACGAACAGCTTGCTGATAAGACTGGGTATCGTTTTGTGAGCGCAGCCCATTGTGTCGAAGGCAAGACTGACAAAGAGCAGAAAGCACAAAAGTATTACATCACCATCGATGAACTCGGTGATAAAACTTTCCTAAATGCGACTTTGGTTGAGGCTGGAGACAAGACAGTCGGCGATGACTTCGCTATTTTCGAAGTGAAGACCCAGAAAGTATTTTTCGTTACGCCGCTTGGCACAAGCAAGACTCTTCGGGTAGGCGACCGCGTAATCAACGTAGCGTCTCCGTTCGGACTTGGTAAGCAGTACTTCGAAGGATATGTTTCCGAAGCAAAGCTTGACCGTCCTCCCTTGGATACTGGCGCGGGTACTTGGACGGACGTGATGCTGATTGAGGTTGGGGCGGCTGGTGGAAGTTCTGGAAGCGCGATCGTATCAGAAGATCAGCACGCCATCGTTGGCTTCTTAGTCGGATCAACAAACACAACGATCGGCGCAATCTGCATACCTGTGGACAAGTTCAAGGTTTTTGAAGCCGCCGTGAAGGCTGGCACATACAAGAAATCCAAAGCTTCTGATTCATTTGGCGGAGACCAGAATTAATCGTGAGCCTATGGGATCACATAAAGGCGCATCGTCCAATTTCTTGCGCTGCGATTTTCTGTTTGGCGGCAGATACGCTGGACATCATTTCGTCAACCTTGTGCAGCCGAGTAACTACAGTAGAAGAAATGAACTTTTTCATGAGGGACTTCCAGCACCACTTCCTTCTCTCCCATGGTCTCGGTATAAAAGGAATCGCTTTGGCAATTACCGCGTTAGCCTCGTGGGGGTTGTACGAAGTCATTAGGCCTATGTCACCACGATTGGCTGAGATCATTGTAAGTGCGTTTATCTTTGCTCCAGCGTTCTGGCTTCTGACACAAGTCGTATTGAAAAATTTCATTCTAGGTACAGGATGGGAAATTCGATGAGTCAATGCATTGCTTGCGACTACTGGTATCTGTACGGCATTGATGATGGGCTGGAGTCATAACCCCGAATAGATTTTTAGACGTCCCAAGACGTCGAGGACAATAACATGTCGAATTACAATAACAATCCTCTGGAGTTCACGTCAGCGGATGTTTCATTGAAGTCTTATAGCGGTGCGAAGTACTTCCCGGTCAGCGACAACAATCGCTTCCGGGTAAAGAGGGTTGTGTGGGTTGGTCCTACCACCAACGGCGACACCTATACGGTCACCGACGGTCACGGCGTTGTGTTGGCCACCGGCGCGTGCGTCACAGCCTCGATCGGACTGCCCCAGACTACAGTCGTGGACATGCTGGTGGAAGACGTCCAGGTTACCGTTCTCTCAAGCGGCACTCTATTGATCTACATCGAACAGGAGTAAGTTAGAAGCCTTTGGAGGAAAACCCATGGCACAAGCACAAATCATTCGTAAAACGCTCCCGGACAATATCCCGGAGTATCTCAAACGTCGTCTTATGGGTACATCCGCGGACACGCGGGCGCCCTGGGAGACGTATCAACGCGATCCCCTGGCCGGTTGCTCTCCGGAGCTCCAGGCTGAGATCGCGGAGTATTCCCAGAAGCATCACGGAAAAACTTCGGGTCAGAACGTCGAAGAACTCTGCCGGCAGAAAGAACTGACGCGCAATTCCGTTAAGGACTACAAGTTTTACCGTCAAGATGAGCTCACGACGGAGGAAGGCAAGAAAGGCCGGGTATTACATTGTCTTGAGTTTCTTCGGATGCTTGAGAAGATTCGACCGGCGTATTTGTCTGCCAATGTTCGAAAAGGACTGACAGGTCTTGCGGTTTATCATCCCCAAGATGTTCTCAACCAAGAAACAGGCGTAATAGAACGTGTGGATTGGCAGTATGTGTGTGCGTGTCAAGTTCCCTATATGTGGGAGTATTCGGTGCTTCATATCGACCCACGGACAGGTCTTCCCCTCAATGAGAAGCAGCGTGGTTGGAGAACCGTTCTTTTGAGACTTATTCAGAGTGGACACGTTACCGAACAACAAGCGCTAGAAGTTTTCGGAGAAGCAATAGGGCAGGCTTCTCGTCGTTACAGAGAACAATTATTTTTCTGGCGTAACAGGAAAGAGATGGAAGGTCAAGAGAGGGAATAAGCCATGAGTTTCAAATCAGTTCAAAAGAAAATTGCAGGCCAAGGTCACAGCATGGCTAGCGCAGGCGCCATCTTAGCGAATGCCTCACGCAAAGCCAGTCCAGCCGCCAAGCGCGCGAACCCGAAGCTCAAGAGGGTTAAGGGCAAGATGCACGAAGGCGGAACGATCCAAGAAACCGGTCTGTACGAAATGGAGAAGGGCGAGAAGGTGATTCCGTCCAAGGGCCATGCGTACGAGAACCAGCCCACGGAAGCATACCCCACGGCATCCTGCCAGGGCGATTGCGGCGTGGGCCACTATGAGATCGATGGTGGCAAAATCAAGTTTGTGAAGTAAAAGTTTGTCCTCTTAAACCAGGACATTAGACGCCGACTCGACCTGTTACAACAGGACGAGCGCAACGTCACCAACACGTCCGCGTGACGTGTTAAGGAGCATTACAATGAGTGAATTCAAGAAAGTCGAACCTTTGGTGAAGCCAAAGTCCAACGACGGCGGGCTCGGGGAGATTCCCGAATCCCGTCCGATCGAGGAACTGGTTGCACCGTCAACTCGGCTCAAGAGCCAAGCGGAATTGGATTCCGAAATGACTCTCATCAGGTTGGAAACCGAGAAACTTCGGTTGGAAAAAGAGAAGCTCGAACTCGAGAAATTGCGCAAGGATGTCATGGACATTCGCCGCAAGCAAGAGGAAGAGCGCGTCTCTCGTGAAACCGTGCAGGAGTCTTTAGCGTTTGATCGCGAAAGCAGAATCGTCAACGAGACCTATTGCACCCACATGAAGGGCGGTGCCAGCGATACCATGATGAACGGTGGTCCCGCACAAGGCAACGACACCTCGAACTACGCCTTTATGCAGCACACGCTCACAACGGGAGTCACCTTCCGGCTGTGTCAGCGTTGCGGCAAGACGTACTTCCCCAAGGATCCAGACTATCGTTGGGCCATGACGCGTCCGACGAAGAACAGCGCCAGCACGGGCTGCCCGTCACCGGGACTTGTGAAGAACCCCAAGGCCATTCAGATCCGTTCGGAATACGAACACAGAGAACGTCCGAAGGATCAGTATGAGTGGGATGGTCACGAGTACGGCGACCAGCAATAAATCAATTCAGCTCTCGGCTCGCTACCGGGGGTTCGGTCGAGGGAGGAGCCGATACTCCTCCCCGATCACTCTTATCGGAGAGAAATAAAATGTCAAAAGTTATAGCATCTGTAGATCGATGGGGAAGAAAATTTTATGCAGAAGATTTGACGGGAAGGGTATTTGGAAAACTTACCGTTGTGGGCTTGTCCGTCGAAAAAACAAATCTTCGCGGAGGGTCATACAGGCTAAAATGGGACTGTTTGTGTGAGTGTGGAAAAGTTTCTTCTGTTCCTCGTAACAGTCTTATAAATGGGTTCACAAAGAGTTGTGGATGTTATAGAGACACTTGCCGACAACTACCTGGTGATGAGGGAAGTTTTCGTCAACGTCTTGTTCAATATAAAACGAACGCACGGAACAGAAAGTTGGAATTTTCTCTAACGAAAGAAGAATTTCGAACGATCACCGAGAAGTCTTGTCAGTATTGTGGATCGACACCGAAAGCTCACTACGTATCGAATCGTAAAGTAATAGAAGTTGTACCTTATCTTTGTAATGGAATAGATCGAATCGACAACACAAAAGGATATGTATCCGAAAATTGCGTCGCTTGCTGTGACTTGTGCAATTACATGAAGCGCAGCATGACCGTCGATGATTTTCTCCGTCATGTGAGAACCATTGCACTCAATAACGAGGAGAACTCCAATCGGAAATAGCACAACCAAGCTCCAGTCTATAGTTGACTTTTCGCGTACGTATCCAGATCTTAACCCCGTACTTTCAACGGGTGGTTTCAGCCAAGAACCGGCTTTAACGATTGCAAATGACGTGATGATCGCCATGCTCTCCCGCCCGTTCGCCCCGAAATGGAACCGCATTCGCCTACCTTATTTTTACACCAACTCCTGGCAACAGGATTACGCCTTCGCATCCCCTGCGCTCCTGAATCTTGCTTGGTTGGAGTATGGCGTGTTGATGGACGTCAACTCGACGTCGTCCCCCAAGGACAAATACACTCTTGAAACGAACCGAGATCTGCCCGAAACCAACGTCCAATACGGCCGGCCGGGTCAGGTCAATTGGCTGCCCAACGACCAGCTCGTCTACGGCACCTGGGGCGGCGGAAACACCCTGGGAGAGAGTAAAGCGACCAACCCAGGCCCCGGGAGCGTCTACGGGGCCCTGCTTGGCGCCACGGCCCAGCCTGCGAACCCCTTCCTTCAAATCCAGGACCAAGTGTACGGAAATTACTGGGTCCTGACGAACGCGCTGACGGCCGGCTGCACCCTGGGCGCTACGATGCCCAACTGGCCCGCTACAGTCCAATATCCCACTCTTACCAACCCCAACGTCGCGGCAACCACGATCGCAGACGGCACCGGCATCTGGACCGTCGTCAATCCCAAGGGCCAGGGTCTGCGGCTCAATCCTATCCCCTCACAGATGGGGAAGGTTTGGCAGGCCCGTGTGTTCGGGCAGGCGCGCGCCCCGCAGTTCACGTCTTTGTCTCAGCCGATCGATCCGGTCCCGGACGATTTCGCGGCCTACTTCCGCCGCGGCTTCATCGCCTATTCCTTCATGCATTCTAAGGACCCGAAGGTGCGCGCGAAGTTCCAAGATCAGCAAGCCTTGTGGATGCAGTCTCTTTCTGTTTTGGTTACGTCTCAAGATCGCGAGCGCGATAATGCGGGGATTTACCCGACAGACGCGATCATGCCGTCTCCTGGGAGCACGTATCTCGGGCCGGCGAACCCATTTTATCCCGGAGGCTACTAATGAATAGCAGCCTCGTTTACAAAACGGCGGCTCCCCTAGCTGCGCTTGAGGTGTAAATGCTCGTATATCTCATTTATTGTTCGGCTTCCCAAAAAGGTTACGTCGGACAAACTACACAAACTTTGAAACGACGCTGGCAGAAGCATTGTGCGGATGCACAAACAGGCAGTGACTACCTCATTCATAAAGCCATTCGTAAATACGGGGAAGATGCTTTTGAGATATCTGTTCTTGCCGAGGTTGACAATCTTCCAGATTTGGACCAGATAGAGATAGAACAGATTGAGAAGCAAGGAACTTTGGCACCTAACGGCTACAACATAAAACAAGGCGGTCATCATCCAGAGTTTCCAGATGAAATTCGTAAGAAGATAAGTGCCGCCAAAATAGGTAGAAAACTTCCTCCTTTTACGGTGGAGCATCGCAAGAAGATGAGCAATTCTAAGATAGGTTGTAAACATTCTGAAGAGACACGCCGCAAGATGTGTGCGTCTCAAAAGGCCCGTCAGCAAAAGCGGCTAGAGGTGTTTTAATGGCAAACGAAAAAATCAGTCAACTTACAGACGGTAGTCCCGCACAAGCTGCGGATCAACTTCTCGTTAATCGTGGGGGAACAAGCTATCGCGTGAATGCTGCCACTATCGGCGACCCGACTGTGTTCTATGCCGTTGATTACGGCGTTGTTGACGACGCTCGCTTCAACAGCGACGGGACAATATCCATCGGATCGGCTTTGCTCACTTCTCCGACTGGGAACTTCTCCTCTGCAGATAACGGGAAACTTGTGATTGTTGTCAACGCTGTGACGGGCGCTTATCCGTTCGGGACCGGACTCGTTACCCAAGTGAGTTGCCAGAGTTCCACGCAGATTACTCTTTCCACGACATCCAACGCGAATATATCTGGCACTGCTATGTGGGCTGTTGGCACGGACAACGGCGCTGCTTTCAATGCCGCAGCAACTGCTGCGTGGACCGTTGGCAAGACTCTGTCTCTACCTCCGGGCGTTTTCATCGTCGCTTCTCCACCGTTTGTGACTTCTGTCACTTGCACAATCAAAGAGACGGCTGACCTCTGCGGAGCCACAGGAACAACGAACACACTGTTCATCTTGCATCCACAAATCTCGGCAGGAGTCACTGGAAACAGCCAGCCTATTTTCTACAAATCACCTACTTTTACCGGTTGGGGTCCAACAGGCAATGCCGACATAATGATAAACAACCTCCGCCTCACATCCTTGTTCGGGAACATCCCGATTGTGGGTGGATACACAATGTTCATATTCGGGGGTGCAGGTTCTTCGCTTCGTATGCGTGGAATCCAAGTTCAAGCTCTCAATGCAAGCACAGGCACTTCCTGCTACATTGTGAACCAGTCTGGCGGCGAAGGCTATTTTGATTTGATGAACTTTCAGAATACAAACTGCCATGGAATTGGGACAGGCGGTCAGGGTTGCAACAATATCTCCAACTCCGTCTTAGCTTACTTCACTGTCGGCAGCCCCATCGTTATCGGCACGAGTGCAATCGTCAACCTTATCAACGATTACATCACGACAAACGCAAGCCTCATACTGGGCATACACTCTATTGTGAATGTGTTCGGCGGCAACTATCAGAACACAGGGTGGGATTGCACTGCCACCGATGTCATTTTGAACGCCTATGGCGCTCACTTCCTTGGTAATTACGGTGGTGGTAATAATATCACCACAACCGGAGCAGTTGTGAAAGCACTCGGCTGCCATTTCGTTCATACCGGCTCGCCGACAGGATACAACATTGCTGGCTCTGGTTCCTTCTGGGATTTGGGCGGAAACACGTTCTCAGCAACAACGTCGGCTATCAACGGTCCTACGGTCTATGGCGAAGCCTCCGCGACAGGCACTTTACTTACTGCTGGCGCTCTTGCTCTTAGCGCAGGTTGGGGCACATCAGCAGCTATCACGGCTGTTGCGGGTGCGAATGCTCCAATTCAGTTTACAATCACGAACGGAACAGTCTCAACAGGGGCATCACCAACCGTCACCTACACCTTCCCAAAACCGTATCTTGTTGCTCCTTTATGGATTACTGCTACCCAAGTCGGCGGCACCAACCCACAAGGAACATTCGTAGTCTCTTCTATCACTAATACAGATTGTGTTTTGACTTACAGTTTGACGCCGACTGCCAACGATACAGAAATCGTCCAGCTTCAAGTCTTCACACAATAAGGAATAAGCATGGCTATATCTCGCACACTCGCAGCTTCGGGTGGTAATACAGGTTCGACCACCCTTGCTCTCTCTGCTTACAACCAAGCGTCAGGGAACACTATTGTCTTATGCTGTGTGACTTACTATGGACAGGGACAGATTTCCTCTATCTCTGACACGGCGGGAAATGATTTCACGACAAAAGTTTACACAGGTAATGGTTATGCTGGCCGCTACAACGAACAAATCTATGTCGTGAAGAATTGCAAAGGCAACGCGAACAACGTCATCACGATTACCTACGCAAGCAGCAACAGCTATGCTTGTGCTTATTACTACGATGTAGCAGGAGTGGATACAAGTGCTCCTCTTGATGTTACGATTGCGGGCAGTTCCGCTAACTATGTTTATCGGGTTACGTCTCCGTTCTCAACAAATCATGCAGCCGAAGCCGTAATCGTTCTCGCTGACGACGGGAACAGCGGCGTTGCTTGGACAGTTGGACCTCTTTGTGCTCCGACTACCTTGGCTTCCGACACTTTGACAGAAGGTTCAATTCCCGCAAACTTCACGCAAGCGGTAGGAACGTGGGCATCTGACGGGACAAATGGAGCCTATGCTTCCGCAGGGACAGGATTCAACGCCCTCTACGAGAATGGGCAAACGTATACAAGCGACCAATTCTCCGAATGCGTGATGAATTCATCGTCTGCTCCTTATCAGTCTGGTCCTGCTGTAAGAATTTCATCAAACGGAGCCGCTTTTTATACCTGCGGCTATAACGGCACGACTTTCTACATCCTAAGAAGTGGTGCGACCGCTATCGTGATGATAAGTGGCGTGAGTTACACGCCGGGTCAGACAGTAAGACTTGTGGCGTCAGGCTCGTTAATCTTGGCATTCATCAATGGGGTTCTGATTGCGGGTGTTGTGGATACAAACGTCACAGGTGGACATCCGGGGCTTGTATCGCATGGGGTTGGTAGCTCAACCGACCGAGTAGCATCAACTTGGGTGGGCGGAAACATCCTGACCGTCACTCCTACCTTGGACGGCTCGGGCCCTCTAGGCAACAACTATGCCAATGTGGAATCCGCCATCCTTTCGTCAGAAGTGACGAATGCTTTCGTGACGATAAAAGAGGATACCGCAAATACTACGGGTATGGTTGGTGTCACTCTCTGGGCAGCAACGACATTTTCTATATCTGGTTCGGCGGGCGTAGCAGGAGCAACAGTCTCTTGGAGTGGCGATGCTACGGGTTCAACTACCGCAGACGGAAGCGGGAACTATACGATAGGCAATCTATCGCCGGGTTCCTACACCATCACGCCCACACTTACGGGCTACGCCTTTTCGCCGACATCAACGAACGAGACTATCACCACTTCCGACATCACGGGTGTTAATTTTACCGCCACTCCTGTCTATACGGTCACTGGCCACGCGGGCGTTGCAGGGGCCTCAGTTTTTTATTCTGGAACGGCTTCCGGTTCCGTGACAGCAGATGGCAGCGGTAATTACTCAATTTCGGGGTTGATTGCAGGTACATATACCGTAACTCCCTCACTTGTAGGTTATATTTTCTCTCCCACAAGTAAAACTGCCACAATTAGTGGTAACTACAATTTCTCTAATTTTACTGCTACTGCGATTTATTCTATCTCTGGAAACGCAGGCGTTGGCGGAACGACAATTACTTATGCTGTCGGGATGGTCGAGCTAGAAGATGGAAGCGGTAACGTCCTGCTTGAATCTGCCGATAACTTGATTCTTGAAGGTAGCGCAGGCGGTACAGTGACAGCGGACGGAAGTGGAAACTATTCTATTCCCGGGCTTGCAAACAGCAACTACACGATCACCCCATCCAAAACTGGTTATACTTTCTCCCCAACCAGCGCGAGCGAAACGGTCAGCGGAGCGGACATCACGGGCGTCAATTTCGTGGCGACGCAGCAAAGCAACGGTGGAGCTCGGTTTCTCTCAGATCAGATAAGCTTTTTAGAAGATATCCCAAGACGTCGAGGTCACTAATACAGTTGCGTGGGGTTAATATGCGTAAACCACTTTTGTTTTTGGCTCGGCACGGCAGTACCGTTGATAGCAAATTCAAAATTTTTAGGGGTCAACGGGATTCCGCCCTGGACAAGGACGGCTTCCGAGACGCCCATACACTCCGCGAGTTTTTCAGTAAGAAGGAGTGGCATCGTATTTTCTGTTCGACGCTCACTCGCGCGATTCAGACTGCTACAATCATTTGCGACGACCAGGAAGACTATCAGCCGGAAACGACTGATGGGCTTGAGCCCTGGAATATTGGCTTCTTAACGGGCCTTCCGAAGAACGCCGAGAACAAGAAGAAGATGGATTATTACGTTGAGAATCCAGAAGAGACACCGGAAGACGGTGAGAGTCGGCACGATTTCGAACACCGCGTTTGGCCACTGATGGCCGAAGGTATTCAGTTAGGGTGGGAGCAGGGGACGCCATGCGTTCTCGTGACGCACTCCAGTTTGATTCACGCCCTCAATCACCTTCTCGAGGGCGAAGGGCACAAGGACGTTGCCGTGAAACCCGGTGGCGTCGTAGAAGTTTATATGGAGAATGGGGAGATCGAGCACCGGCCAATTTTCCGTCCGGGCACTGACGACTCTTCGTTCGACACGAAGCAGCATCCGAGTTCATAAGAGGCACTATGGCAGCGACACGTTCACTTAACGACAGCATCAATTGGGTCAAGCCGTTCATCAACTGGGCCTCTGTTACGATCGGAATCAACAGCGAGCCCGCGATTACGAGCGCGAATCAGACTCTACAGACGATCGTAGGGCCTCCGTTCATTTGGCCGTGGAACAGAAGTAATACTAGTTTCATCACGGCAATTGGTCAGCAAGACTACAACACTTCCATAGCTGATTTCGGTTACCTGGAGGCGGCGTCGATCGAGCTCTGCGGAGTCATTACGGCTGCACAAGTTATAAGTCATACAGCTACGTTCTACGCGGTGAATGGATTCAGTACTCTTCCGAACGGTGGTCATGGTCAAAGTGTTTCGATTTCCGGATGCACTACCTCTTCGCTGAATGGAATGTTTGATATAGTTTCTGCAAGCGCAACAGACTTCACAGTCAACATCGTAACCCCTGACGTCGCCGAAATTGAATTTGGCGCGATCGCAGTTGCTGGATTGGCGATGGGACTGACATTGCATTGGGAAGCCCTAAATGAAGAGCGCGCGACCGATCGTCCGACGTTCATCTCTACCCAAGAGTGCGACTTGAGCGGCACAACGTTTACCTTCCGGCTGATGCCTGTGCCTGATCAAATCTATCGCGTCAATCTTACCTACCAGAAATCTCCCGGTGCGTTTTCGCCCAGCAATTTGAATGCTGTGTGGGGAATCCCCGACCAACTACAATACATTTACAACTACTTCTTCCTGTTCTTCGTGTTGGATTATTTTGATGATCCGCGCGCGGCTCGTTACCGCCAACTCGCGGTCGCGTCTTTGCTGGGCCGGCAATCCGGTCTGTCGGAAACTGATCGCAACCTGTTCCTTGGGAACTGGCTGGATATCATACAAGAAGAAGAATCAAAGCATACTTCAGTCGCCCAAGGGGCGCAGGCAAGGGGCATGTAAATGGCTCAGAACCTAATAGAAGCACAGGGTGGTCAAAAGCAGAAGCCGACACGCTTCGTAAGTTTGTTCACGTCGCGTTTCATTTCTGGAATGTATACGAACAGGAGTCTCCTGCGCGGCCCCCTTCAAGCTATCTATTCGGATTTCTATCATCTTGGAGCTACGGATGCATTGTGCGATGGGTTGAACTCTGAGATCTCAATTCGCCAGACTGCTATTCGCCGGCCAGGGAATTATAAATATTGTACCCAGCAAACGGCCGCGGCAATCGATGGTTTCTACTCCTTTCATGAGGCCAGCGGATCGATTCAGGTAATTGCCGACAGCTTGACGGATGTGGAGGTGGTTACTCCAACTTCTATCACATCGATCTTTACGAAATCTGCAGGCGCAGGACAAGGATATTTTCAAGGCATCAATCAGACTTTATACATTACAGATGGTGTCGACTTTGAAACCTACACCCCCGGCATCTTGAATCCCAATACTGGCAAACCGGTGTGGAACATGGGAGGCGCGGGCCCGACTGTTGCTCCTACATTGGTGATCACTCCAACAGGATCTGCAGGCGTTGCGTGGGCTGCCAGTACGATGTTTACCACCATGGGCCTTCTTGTGGACGCCGCGAACAATGTCCAACAACTTGTATCCGTGAATGCTTCTGGCACAAATACCACCCAACTTGGAACTAGCGGAAACGGCGCGCCAGCTTTTACTGGAACCGCGGGAAACACAGTCACAGAATCTAGCGGCACCCCGATTACCTGGACGAACGTTGGGCCGGTGGATGTGTGGCATCCTAGCAAAGCTTACAGCAACATCAACGGATCTTTGTCAGAAACAGCCGCATGTATCATCTATGACCCAGCATCTAATTCGATGTACATGGTTGATAATACAGGCAATGCAGGTGGAACAAGCGGAACCATCAAGCCAAATTTTAGTGGTGCTATAGGCTCTATTTACCATGACGGCGGTATCAAATGGTATTGTTTCGCCACCGGCGCAGTTAAGTATCCAACTACGTGGGTAGCCGGCGGCACTTATCCGCAGCGATCAGGCGGAAATAGGGCGAATGCGTGCATCGTCTCTCCTACTACCCTTCAAGCGGCGGGCTTAGGATCTGCTAATGCAACACCAATTCACATGTGGGAATCGTCCGGCGGCACGGCAGGAACATCCGCTTATACGCCGCCTTTTGCAACCGGCGCAGGTCAGCCAACTCTGGACGGAGACTTAGTTTGGAATTGTCTCGGATCTTCAACTTGGGCAGCCCATACAGCCTACAACGCTTGGACCTCTGGTTCAACATCATTTTCCGTTATTCTAGACGCAAATGGAAATCTTCAAGTTTGTATTTCAGAAACAGGTCCTAGTGGCGCCATAGCTCCGACATTTGCGACTGGGTATGGACAGCAAACACAAGACGGAACGAATCCCGGAACATCTTCATTTATTGGTGTAACTTGGACGTGCGTAGGAGTTTCACTTTCCTGGGCTGCATCCACTCAATGGTATTTGCCGACCGGTGGATTCGTTCCTCCACAACCATCGCAAACATATGGTGGAGTGACGCTAGTTGATACTGCCGGGAACAATGAATATGTCATAAATTCAGGAAAATCAAAGGTGGCACCGCACCCCACTTGGAACGTGGCTGGTATTGGGTCGAATACCACGGACGGAACTGTTACGTGGTTTGCAGCCTCTAAATTTACTTCCGCGGGGTTCGCGTGGACAAAGGGATACGGATACGTCTACGAATATTATGCGCGCACAGCCTCAGATTACTATAACACAAATTCTCCGCCATTGCAAATCCCTAATACGAATTCTCCCAACATTACTGGCCCTCTCGGCCCTCCGGTTGGAAATCAAAGTGGTGCTATAACGAACGCATCGCCCCTCACACAAATCGTGGGTGGTGATTTGGGTGCACAAGTTTTAATTACGATGGTTGGTTCAACAGACCCTCAGTATGACACTATTCTTGTGTTTCGTTCTGCGGATGGTTTTGGTGCGAGCGGGCCTTATCTATTCTTGACTGCAATACCCATGCCGCCGATGCAAGGCGCACTACCTGGCATTGCGCAGATCATTGACTACATGCCCGATCTGCCCACAAACCTTCTGCCTGGATTAGATCCTTTGCAGTCGGCTGCGGTTGGCGACGAAAACTCTCCTCCTCCGGGATCTTTTGGTTCTTCAGAATTTACTCCTGCTGCCTCCGCAACCCCAACGCTAGCCGCTCCTGGAACTGGTTTGATTGGTTTGGTCTACTGGCTAGGCCGTATGTGGGGTTTCGTCGGAAATACTGTATTCGCATCTGGCGGTCCAGACACGATGGTTGGAAACGGCTTCACATCCTGGCCTGCTATTAATTCTTTCCCATTTGACAGCAACATCGTAAGGCTTATGCCATCCGGATCATGGCTGATTGTTTTCACAACGACTGATATTTATGTGATTGCCGGCGGACCAGCGATCGCAGACTTTTATTCTCAGTTGCTGGCTCCAGGGGTTGGATTGTTGTCCTGGAACGCCGTAACGATGATGCTTGGTCTTCCTTATCTCTTTTCGTCTGACCGGCAGTTCATCACAATCGATCCGAGTGGTGGGTTTACCCGAATCGGTCACCCGATCGGTGACAAACTAGTTGCGTACGATCCCTCGTTGGCATACGTGACTTATCACAGTTACGGGGACCGGGAACACGCTTTATTCGTCGCGAACGGTTCCAGTGAATGGTATCGTTGCGACCCGAACCCGACACCAGACAGTCAGTTGACAGGTCCGATCTGGAGTCCGAAGGCTGTAATTGCGGCTGGATTCAAGGCTGTCATGTCGATCGAAACGTCGCCCGGGGTAAAACAACTTTTGATTGGTCCTCCGGCGGCAGGCTATATTCTTGCGCGCGATTCAAACTTCACGGTGTTTGCCGACAATGCAAGTACATATGATTCCTATCTTACGATGGGGAATATTGTGTTAGCCCACCCAGGGCAAATGGCCGAACTTGCTTTTGTTGAATGTGACTTCACGCAGGTTGGTTCTCAGCCCACTGTGCTCGTTCTGCTGGATGAACTATCTGCCACAAACGGAGCGGCGTTTGAAAGTATTTCAAATGAATTCATTTCCGATCCACCAGAGATGTACGGGCCAACCGCAACTCCGAAAACACTTTGGATGAACCGATATTATTTTGGACAGACGTCTCCTGGCAATCCAAACAACGAACCTATACCGGCGTGGTGTAAGTTCTTGCAACTTCGAATCAACTTTGGAAACGACACAGCTCAGAATGAATTACAGGCTTTCTCAATTTTCGGTGCGCTTTACCAAGAGAGGTAGTTACTAAAAAGTAAATATGCCAAGCCTTAAGGACGCGACAAAGAAACCGGCGAACGTCGGCGAACAGATTCCTGTTCCTGCTGCGCAGCCTGTTTCGCCTCCGGTGCCTCCTTATATTCCTAACCCTCAACCCGGTCTCGGGATTGCGAGTCTTGGACCGCCGCCCGCGGTATTCTGTGATTCGTCTGACAGTATACGAAATTTCACGCGGCCCGGTGTGTCTCAAAGTCGCCTTCTTCCGATGCCCACAAAGGCAAACCCCCAGGCGAACGCTCAGGCGTCGTCTGTGGCATCAAAACAACTTAAGCCTGTCCAGGCTCAAACGAGTGCAAATACTACAGCCATCGCTCAAGCTGGCGCGCAACCAGCCGCCGTTACTGGGTTGGCTGTTTCAAAGAGTGTGTTCAAGGACTCCACGGGAGTTCTGCATCAAGCGATTGAGCTGTCCTTCACTCCTCCGGCCACATCGTCAAGTAACTTAATAGGAGCATTTGCTGGAATTTCTATTTGGATTACAGAACCGGGGAATGAGCCGGTGGGTGTTCCGGGCGGAACCGGCCTTACGAGTCCAATAATTTTCTTGCTTCCGATCAACGGAAACACCGTAACTCTCACTGTTCAGTCCTACTCCGTGAATGGCGTCGATAACGATTTCAGTTCTTGCCCAACGATCAATGTGACTTTGGATGGCGTGACGACCGCGCCTGCGGCGCCTACGATTGCATCTGCTTTGGCTCCATGTAATTCAGGTTTGACTTTCTCTTGGAACATCGTGTCAGATC